TAGCCCAATCGACGATAAGTTTAGCAATTGACTTATGAATGCCATAGAACTGATGGGACACATTAGTTGCATCATTTGTTTGTGTGACAGTAAAAGTATGTCCAGGGGAAGCAGGAGTAACCAAGTGATAATAGACATGCATAGTAAGATCAGTAGATTGTGCGGTATAAAGATGAGTGACTGCGCAGTCAGCTACAGCTGCAAAGACAAGAGTAGGGAAGGCTGCACCAAAAATATGACTCATCACGACGTATGGTGTACGTGATGCGCCTGTAATTGTGGTCTCGCCAACACCCGTATCTTCAGCCGTATATGCGTAATCAACATTTGAGTAATGAGAAGGAACAGCAAGAGTATGCTCGTACGCCGCAAGAGTAATCTCAGCGTCGCCACCAGCATCATAGCCAAACCAGATGTCAGTAACAGAGCCCGAGAGCAAAGGAGCGACCGGACGAAGCACCTGACACCGATAGGCCATAGAAATCTTGCCGATAATACTAATATCAGCACAATCAGTGACTGCAACAACTAAAAAGCCTTGATTTTGTGAGGAGTCGTCGTACTGAGAGACCGTGGTATCCGAAAGTTTAAAACCAGTGGTAGTACCAGTAAACTGTGTGTTCATCATATCAGGAGTGATATTAAGAGCTGATGGCATATAAACACTGCCAATCACCTTGTTAGGCAAGGATTCAAAATCACTCCAATCAGATAGATTTTTAGCAATTTCAGCAGTAGGACAGATAGCCATACCTACCTTGCCCCGTGCAGAGGTCGGAGATTGCGTAGTATAGGTCACTGCAAGTTGCGAAAACTTAAAATACGTCCAAGATTGTGAAAAAGCATACAATCCCGGCCATAAGTTAGGATCACGCGGATACAATGGGTAAATCTTGCAGTTAGCAGTACCATTGACGGTATAATAATCTGTGGTGAACACAGCAGCCGTAGAACCCGCGACAGGTAAAGCTGTCTCATTACCAGAGCGAACATCCTGCGAAGGAGGTTGCACCCCACGAACTTGCCCAATATTAACAGGCATAGCCTTTTTAACATTGGGTGATGGTATAGGTAACGGGACACCCATCTTCAACAGGGCGTTACGTGTACGCCAACCCGCAACACGCTTCCCGGCATTAATGCGGTTAGTGCGTCGAGCTTTAATTGCTTGTCCAGTTGATCTAAGAATGGAGCGAGCAATAGCCCGCGCTTGAGGACTTCGTGCGATGGTTCCAGCCATTTTTGCGACACTAGCCATGATAACGTAACGTGAATTGTAGTGTGACTAGACGGTTCCAGCCTTCTTTAAAAGGCCCTGTACCTTTGACCATACACATGACAAAAATGAACCATGTGCATTTAAAGACTCGAAAGACGTGTACAGATTTAACAAGTAGGTCTCATCGAGGAGCTGTGGAACGGTCCTTTTCATCAAATCAGACCCATGATCGAACAGCATACTTAAAGTATGCTGCCGCAATAACGGGAAAAATGTAGATGAAAACAATAACATATTAATGGCGACACACTTACTAAGAATCTTATCCCAGTCTCGTATATCTTTATGATAATTATACGAGTCTAACAACTTGACCTCATCATAATGGTAAAAGGGTTTACCTTGGTACATTGATGTGTGGACACCCATGAATGTAATCTCATCGTATGTATATGAAACCGCTTTTGGGGATTCCAGGTACATACCTAGCGACCTGTATGTTTTCTCAAGGGAGAAAGGTGCATATAGCTCAGTAGAATCAAGAACTAGCAAATCATCACCCAAAATAAAGAAATGATAGTTTGCTAAGAAAGATTCATAAGTTACATTCGCACGTATAGCGTGCAACATACAAATAGCCAATGTCAATAATGAATTATCTATCATGGTGTTAAATTGCCCAGAAAGATTTCCAGGAAATCTAAACAAGAATCCATCAACGCTTATGAAACCAAGATAAACGTACTCATAGTATCTACGGAGTAGAGAGTGGTACTCAGGCGGAAGATACTTAAGACGTAGGTTATAAATAAGACGGGCTAGAACAATAGCAAAATGTGCATCATTCTGAGCACCGTCATAGCAGTAAATGTTGCCAGCCCAGCGATACCATGATCGCACAAACGAAAGCATACCGGGACCGGGTGTAGAAACCCCGCCGCG